CGATCATCGGCGGGAAGACGTCCGACAACGCAGCGAGCATCAATGTCATCTTCTGCTCGTCGACGATCACGTCGCCCTGATTGTTGAGACGCACCGGATTGCCGCACCGGCTGATATCGCCCGCCGTCGGAGCACGGATCATAAGCTCGTGGATCACCCTATTTTTCGTGTCGCGCGTCGGCTTGTACAAAAGCTTGAGCTTGACCGGCCATTCGAGGTCGGTCGGCGGCGCGTCGAGGTCGATCGGTGGCGGCGCGTCTTTGTCCTTATCGGGCTTCGGCTCGGGAGGCTGCTCGATCAAAGGCGATGCGCGCTCTTCGATCTGCGGCGCCTTCGGCGCCTGATAGACGACCTTCGGCTTGTGCGGATGCTCTGCGTGAACGGCGTCCGCCTCGTCGTCCTCGCGGACGAAACCCTCTCGCATATTCGCCATAGACTATATCTCCTCTCTGGGCATCTGATTAAATCTCCTCTACGGTTGTCGTCGTGACGAAACTCTTTGGCACCGTTTACTGGCTCCACGACGACAGCCACATAGCTCCGGAACGAGAAGGATATATCGGTGCCACCACCAATCTTCCGGCGCGTTTGAAGCAGCACCGGACAGACAAACGTAAAGGCAAAGGCGCCCTCGGCGTGCCGCGCGATTTCGTTTGCCAAGTCCTGTTCAAAGGCACGCTCGCTGAATGCCTGGCGCTAGAAAAGCGTTTGCGACCGAATGAAGGTATCGGCTGGAATTTTATTCGCGGCGGCCAACAGGGTTGGCTCAGCTACAAACACCCCGAAGCCGAACGCAAACGCATCTCCGAACGCAAGAAAGGAAAGAAACTAGGACCGCCCTCGCCAGAGGCGATCGAAAACATGAAGGCCGCCCAAAAAGCTCGTTTCGCCGATCCGGCTAATAAGGCCTACCCGCTTGCTGACTACTGGCGCGGCAAGAATCGTAGCGGCCCAAACAACCCGCGCTTCGGCGCGAAGGTAACAGACGAGACGAGAGCAAAGATCGGCAAGGCAAACACGAAGCGGATTTGCAGGCACGGTCACGACAAAGAAATCGACGGCCCTGTTTGTCCGCGGTGCCTCCCGAGTAGGCTAAGTACTTGATATCGTTAGATTTCTTCAGCCGATACGCATTCCCACCGAATCCGTACCTGGCCGTCGAGGAGGTTCGGCTCTGATCCGGCTTTGCACATCGCCTCGGTGAACGAGTAGATGCGGCCGTTCGGGGCTTGTACGACGACCGTCTCGTTGATCTGGCCGTCGATGTCTTCGATCAGCGTTTGCGGGAGCATCGAGAAGTCGCCCTCGACAAACGGGACGCGAGGCAACTCCTGAAAACCGTGAACTCCGTCTTGACCGGCGAGCATCGTGCGCTCGACGGCCGAGGGGCTGATGGTGAGGTTGCCCCGTAGGGCCATCTGTTCGCCATTCACCGTGATGAAGGCAACGCCTGCGATGCGGCTCGCCATGATCGTCTCCTAATTGTGGTGGGGGAAGCGCGCGCTCGAAGCGGCCTGCGCGCGAAGGCTTTAGGCCGCGATCTGCTCGTCGAGGCCGCGGTTGTATTGCAGGCGGAATTGAGCCAGCACGGCGAAGATGCGCAGCTGGTTTATGAGGTCCGGTGGATAAAGGACGTTCAGCCGGTTCGGGTTATTCGCATCGCGCTCGACGATGAGATGCGCCTTGAAGTTGCGGATGTCTTCGCAGAGCCCGTTAAACATGTCGACGCGATATTGCGACACAAGCTCGGCCTTGATGATGCCGGGCGTCGCCACTCGTTGGCCGGGGCCAAACCTCGTGCCGTCGTTGGCGAGCTTGCAGCGGGCGTATTTGGTGGTGATGACGTAACGCTGGTTGCGCAGGAGCGCCGCCAAGGTCGAGAGCGTCGTCACCAGTTCGTAAGCGTCGTCAGCGAAGCCATAGAGGTTAAGCTGATACATCGTCGTTTCCCGCGAGATCATCGGGTGGGTCTGATCGGCGCTCGGCTGCTGGGTCGCGATCCCGTAAGTCGCCAGCAAGTTGATCTCGGAGAGGATGAACCGCTGATCGGGCGGCGCGAGGAGGATGCCCTCGAGCATGAGGGTTTGCAGCGGGCGCGCCGGATCGTTGGTGAGCGCCCTCGCCGCCTTGGCGCAATAGGCTGCGGCCCATTCGTAAGCCGGCGAAGGCGACCCGACCTCGAAGCCCATCACCGAGCTTTGCGCGGCGTTGCGGCCGCTCGAGCCGAAGGCGATGAGGTCCGAATAAGAGCCGCGCCGAGCCGAATAGATGCCGCCGTAAAGCTGTCGCATCCAGCCCCAGCGGCCGTTGTCGCTAAAGCCGAATTCAAGCTCCCACGCACCAAGCGAGATCGGGTCGGTGTAGGGCATCCCGAGATATTCGACCGCGGTCTCGCCGAGGTTCGAGATCGTGTCGGTAAAGTCCGGCACGCCAGTTCCGCCGGTGAGCATTCCCGTCGCCGGCAGAGTGAGGTCGAGGCCGGGCGGCAGGATCTGGCCGCCGATCGCGCCGAAGTAATTGAGGCTGATCCGGATATCGTTGCCGTTCTGGCCGGCAAACTTGCAGGTGATCGTCAAGGGCGTTGGCGCGAGACGAGCCGCGCCTCGGCCGCGGCGGGCGGGACTCTGCGCCGCGGTCTCGGCGAGAACCGGCGCGGCGGTATTGACCGGCGCCGAGAGCGGTACGGTGACAGGGCCGATCGGGTTCGAATCTTCGGAGGCGCTGCCCTCGCTGTTGGTCGCGGTGACGGTAGCGACGACCTCCAGGCCGGCATCGGTGCCTTGCAGCGTGTAGCTCGCCGCCGTTTCGCCGGCGATCGGGCCATCGTCGTTCTTCCACGTATAAGTGAAGGTCGGCGTCGGGTTGCCGGTCCAAGTCCCGTTGGTGACGTTGACCGCAACGCCGACGTCCGGAATGCCGGTCAAGCCCGGTGCGGTCTGGTTGACCGGCGGCGCGGCGACCATCGTCGTCGAGGCGACGACAGGAAGCCACTCGCGATCGTTGATCGCTTCCGCGATCGCGTCGGCGATCTCCTCCTCGGTGTCCGTCTCGCCGACATTCACCGGGACATAATCCGCGCCGATATAAAGATGGATCGTGCCGGCGGCGGTGGGCGGCGCCGCGACGGTGACGACGCCGCTGGCCGCGGTCGCCGCGGTAGGCGCCAGGACGCCGACGCCCCAGACCTCGTTGGCGAAGTTATTGGCGAAGTAGGCCTTGAACATCCGCGATAATTCCGAGCCGATGCCGAAAGCCTCGTCGGCCTGCGCCTGGGTGGCGATCGGCCGGGCGACGTCCGGTTGCGCGGAGCCGCCAGCGAGCATGATTCCGGTGAGCAGCGCGGGCTGTCGTGGCGTGCCAAGACCGGCCATCGAGCTGTCGAGTTCAACCCAGTAGAGCGGAGTCTTCCAATTCGCGGGGATCTGACTGAAAGCGATGGGCATGACCTTGCCTCCTATTGGCGCGGCTTCGGGTTAGCGGCGTTGATCCGCCGCGAGCGTGATGTCGCCGTCCTTGAGGCGGCGATGGGTGAATTTGTCGTCGGGCCACTCGGCCGAGCCGCCGTGCTGCGGGAAAAAGCCGGTGGTCGGGTGACGCAGGATCAGGCGCAATTCGTCGTTCTTCGGCTCGACGCGGAGCCGTCTGCCGGCGCGGCTCATCTCGCGCACCTTGGCCATGATGCGCTCGCGCTTGGTGAGGAAGGCTTCAGTCGGCTGGCGCTCCTCGCGCTCAGGCCTTTGCGTGAATTTGACGTCAACCATTGCGGTCTTCCTTTCGTGTCAGATGCGCTCGCGCGCCTCCTCGATCCGGTAAGCCGGGGACGAGGCGTTGAGGGTTGTCGACGAGGGTGAGCTAAAGCGCGCGCTTACTTGCGCGGCGGCGCGGGGGTGAAGGTGATCAGTTGCCGGATCTGCTGGATCGCCTCGATCTGGTCTGGCGTCCGGTTGGGCGGAAAGCTCGTGGTAATGTCGATTTCGTCGAGGGTGTGCGGAATGACCGGCGAGATGTCGCGGATGTATTGAAGCTGAATCTCCCAGCGCTTCTCGGCGACGGGCGTCTCGTTATTGAGCAGGAACGCGCC